ATATATTATTATAACAAAAAAAATATATATATATTTTATTTAGTTAATGTTTTATATGATATAGTAACATCTACTATAAATGCGATTATACATGAAAATAATAAAAATATTTCAAAATTTGTTTTAATTTCTTTATTTGTAAAATATAAAATTAAAATTAAAAATAAAAATAATCCTAAAATATCACCATTTGTTTTTTTAATACTTTCTATTAAATTCATTTTATTTTATATTATATAATTTATATTTTTTATGTATCATAATCATCTAAATTATCGTCATCAAATTCTAAAGTATAATTTATATCATTGTCATGTTTTTTTGGTGTTTTTTTTTGAATAAATTTAGATAAATTATTAGTATTATTATTCTTTGTTTCATTAAACATTACATTAAAATCATCTGATTCATTATCTGATCCATTTTTAATTGAATTAGTTTTACTTAAATTATTATTTAGTGAATCTGTATCTGAAATATTTTTAATTGATTCATTATCTGAATTACTATTATTTAATGATATATTTGAATTATTTTTTGGTAATGTATTATTCTGTTTACTAAATAAATCTAATTGTAATTTTAATTTCATATTATCTACTTGAATCAATTCTAGTTTTTGAATTAATAATTTATTTGTTTTTTGTAACTCGGTAATTACATTTGCATTTTTTTTTACCAAATTATCTAAAATTTCATTTTTTTTTTGTAATTTTTTATTATCATCTTGTATTTTTTTCTTTTCTTGTAAAATACTTTTAATTTTATCTCTAAATAATTCTAAATGATTTGAATCTTTATTATTTGGATTTAAAAATTTAGAAAAGATTTTATCTTTTTCAAATAAAATAATTGATAAAAATAGATCTTGTAAAATTGTAATATTTTCTGGTTGATCTCTATGATCTATAATAATATGTAAATGGTTAGAAATAATTTTTTCAGTAAAAATAGTAATACAATTTACAATAGATTCGTGAAATAATTTATTTTTTTGATTTTCTCTAAGAGCTGACCATAAATTAGAAGGTACAAACTCATAAACCATAAAATCTATACATTCTTTATGAGTCATTGTAGTATATCTAGTTGTTGATATACAATATGTATGAATACCTTTAATAATTTGTTTAAAAAATTCTGCTTTCTTAGTAAACTCTAAATAACTACTTAATACATTTTTATATCCTTCTGTTATATTATTATAAACACTATCAAATTTTAAATTTTTTGATTTGATATAAAATTCATTATAATATAAATTTACAAAATATGATCCAATTATATCAAATTTTGATAATGTTGATTGATCATATTTATTATATATATTAGATATCATTTTTATTAATAATTATATATTATTATACATCAAACAAATATTAAATTTATAATTTAATTGAATTAAAATTATTAAAAAATAAATAAATAATTTATATATATAATATAAAGGATATTAAATTAAAAGATGACTGAAATAAATATAATATTAGATACGAATTTTGAAGAAAAAGCTAATAATGATATTATTATTAATGATAAATATATATTCTATGAAAATCTAAATAAAGAACTACATATAGAATCATATAATACATATAATCAAAATAAAATATCTTATAATGATACTTTATTAGATTTAATTGATAATGATAACTTTTTAGAACAAATTAATAATATTAATAATACAGAAAGTAGTATTAAAAAAATTATTATTAAAAAAATATTAGAACATATCAATCCTATAATTGATTATAATAGTATTAATACAATTGATAGTTTAGATAGTAATACAAAAAAAAATATAATTATTGATAAAAATAGTATATCTTTAAATTATATTATAGAAAGTAAATTTATTAAGAATAATAAAAATAAACATTTGTTTGCATATATTATTCCTAATAATACAAATTTTTTAGTAAAAGGATTATTTGATAATAATAAATTATATAATATTATTCCATATAAATATAACCCCTACAAATTTTATTTTAATAATAAATTTAAAATATATGATCAAAAAATCTCTAATATTTTCAATCAAAAGATTAATTATAGCGATAAAACATTATTAGATTTAAATACTTTATCTATAGATGAATTAAAAAATTTATTAAATTATTTACTTAGTCGATTTAATACTTATTTAAATAATTATGAAATTGAAATATTAAAACAAAATAGTATAATTAATTATAATATTACGAGTAATTTAATTAATTATAATAAACAGACTAAAAAATATGTAGATTCTACTTTTAATAAAAATTATATTACTCAATTTAATCATTTTTTAGATAATAAAATATCGGATTATTATAATAATAATATTTATTTTGCTTTTTATAATAATGATTTATTAGATTTATATGAAAATATTCTAATTTATTCTATTGATAATAAAGTTATTAAAACAAAAATAGAATCTATATTAGAAGATAAAAAGCAAAAGGAACAATATAAATTAAATCAAACTATTTTAACTAAAAATTTATTAGTTAATTATAATTTAGAAAATTTATGTCGAAAAAAATTTCCTAATTTATTTAATCCCCATAGTAAAGAATATATATTTATTAATAATAAATTTGATATTAATAGTTTACCTAAAAAATATAAGGATATTATATTAATAGAACATAATAAAACTAATAAATATATAGAAAATTATAATAAAAATGATTGTTATCATAAAAATTTAATTTATAATTTTAATAATAATTTTAATAAAAAAAATTATTTTAATGAAATTGTTAAATTAATAGATTATAAAAAAACAGAAAATAATGCAATGTATAAATGTTTATCATGTAGTTTTAATTTAATTTGTCCACATATTATTGAATACTATACTTTATTATTTAATAATGATAAATCAAATACTAATGAATTTAATATCCAACAAAAAATTTTAAATAAATATATGACTAATGCACCAATTAATATGATATATTATTGTAAAATATGTGGAGAAGAAATTGGTAAATCTTTAGAATTAGAACAAAATATAGAATATAAGGATAAAGTTAAATTAAATACTAGTGAATATACAGATGATACGTTAGAATTAATTAAAACTAATACTAATTATATTATTAGAACTTATGTATCATTTAATGAATTAAATTTAAATATTACTAAAAAATATTTAATTGATTACATTACTAAATTAATTTCATTCTATGTTAATCAAATTGAAAAAAAAATAAGAAAAATTAAAAATAACACTGAAGAACATATATTAGATGTTTTAAATTTTAATATTATTATATTTATTTATAGTGCTTTAATATTTATTATGACTAAATATAATTATATAATATTTAATCCATACTTTTTAAAAAAAATACAACCAAAAAATTATATTGTAAATAAAAGAAATAAAATAACAGGAAGTAAAGCAAATACTAAATTAATAGAAATATTAAGATCTAGATTTAAAGAAGCGTTTGAAATAATTTATAACACTAATAATATTTTATTAAAAAATTTAAATTATCTTAATAAAGATGATAAAATTAAAGAATTATTATTAAAATCTTATAATTTATTAACTACTAATGATGAATTAGTAATAAGTAGTTCATCATTTAGTAATATAAATACTTTATTATTAAATTATAGTTTTATTTATAGATATTTATACGATATTGCAAATATTTATCCAATTATTAATAAGAATAATTATAATTTTAGTTTACCATTCTTTAAAATTCAAAAAGATATAGTTAATATTAATATTAATAAAAAATTAGAATATAATAATTTTGAAAATATTTTAAATATTAATATTAATAAAAATCCTGATTATTTATTTAAAAATATTACTATTCCAAATTTTAATAATAATAATAAAATATTATTAAATGATATTGATAAAATCAATAATATTAATAATTATAATGAATATAAATATATTTCATTTTTAGTATTCTATTATCAAATTTTAAATAATTTATATGAACAACCAATTTTTGAATTTATAGATTATAATCAAATAAATAAAAATATAAAATCTTTAAATGTATATATAGATAATATTAAACCAATAATTAATAAAGATTTTGTAAATATTAGTAAATTATATAGTATATATATAAAATTATTAAATTTATTAAAAACTTATGAATTAGAACTAATAAATAATAATTATATATATTATTTATATCCATATTCACATATTAAATTAAATAATGAAAGATATTTTACAATTAAAGATATAAATATCAATAATTATTTATGTTTAAATGATGGATATAAACACAATTTTAATATTTATATATTTAATGTAAATAATAAAACTATAGAATGTAATAAAAAAGATTTAGATAATTTTATTAATACTAATAAAAATTATAAATTTATAGATCATAAATGTAATAAATGTTTATTATTAAAAAATGAAATTTTAAAAACTAAAGTAACTAATAATGATATCATTAATAAAATTACGTTAACTAATGATATTAATACATTTTATAATATATTTTCTAATAAATGTCCTTTAGATAATTATCATATTTTTAAAAATAATGAATGTTCAATTTGTAAAATAACATACGAACAAATATTTAAAAAGGATGAAAAAATATTTAATAAATTTCAAAAACATTATCTTAATTATATTCAAAATAAAGAAAATAATTATAATACTTTATTATCTAATTTAAATCAACATATTAATAATCGAAAAATACATAATAGTTTAGAAAATATTAAAAAAAATATTAATTTATCTTATAACAAAATAGATAAAAATTATAATAATCTTGAAGATTATAAAAAATATATTGATTCATTAAAAATTGATGAATTATATATTAAAATTTCAAAAATATATAAAATAGATATTATTTATTTACAATTATTAGGTATTACAGAAGGATATTCATATAATGAATTAAAAAATATTAATAATGATTTTAATAAATTTAGTAATAGATATATTAAAATTTTAAATTATATACGTTCTATTTTTATTTATTATAATTTATTAAAAAATTCTGATAAAATAAATAAATATTATGATTTTGAATTTTATAATATATTACTAGAAATTAAATCAGTAAATTTAAATAATTTACCTAATTATAATATTAATATTATTGATTTATATAATTATATAAAAATAATTAATAATAAAGAATATCAATATATTATCGAATTTGGATTAAAAATTATATATGACTTTATTCTTTTAATTGATGATATTAATAAAAAAAAATATAATAATAATTTAAATAAATTTTTAGAATTTATTATTAATAAAATATTAAAATATGATGAATTATTTACAAATTATGATTATGCTCAATTAAAACAAATGTTTACTGAAAATAGTCCTAATTTTACATTAAATGATGTTTATGAAAATGATATGTCTAATGAAAATGAAGAAGATGATGAATTGTTTGGATACAATGATTTAAATATTAATTTTGAAGATGAAGAACCTTTAGAAGATTAATTAAAATTTATATATTTTATATTTTTTTTATTATAAAAAGAATATGAATAAGTTATTATTAATTGCATTATTTTTTATATTTTTATATGCATTTATAAAAATTGGAGGTTTTATTTTTAGAGTATTTATATTTTTAGCAATTATTTTTATTGGATGGAAATTTTTTAATAATAAAATAATAAAACAAAAAAAAAGATTTATAGGATCATCTAATGGTTATAATGAAAATAATCCTTTAGATAATAATGATAGTTTAACTTTTATTATGAGAAATAGAGTAGAAAAACCATTAAAACAAAAAATAAAATCTAATAATAATCCAGTTAATAATCCAGTTAATAATCCAGTTAATAATCCAGTTAATAATCCAGTTAATAATCCAGTTAATAATCCAGTTAATAATCCAGTTAATAATCCAGTTAATAATCCAGT